GAGCAGGTGATAATGGCACCTACATCTACATAGCCATACGCCGTGGTACTAAAGTGCCTGAAAGTGCGACTGAGGTGTTTACTATTGATGCCGTTAATTCTTCTGAGCCTTATTTTACTTCTGGCTTTCCTATTGATATGGCATTTTACAAGTCCACTTCGGGTTCGTCAGGATATGTTTCTTCACGCCTAACGGGTTTAACTGAGGGTGAGCTTGATACAACGGCAGCTTTCGGCAGCGCCACTGCTGTTGGCTACGACAAAATGACAGGGTTTCTTGATGCTGGTGGCAATCCCGGTGCAAATTACTATGCTTGGATGTGGAAACGTGCGCCTAACTACTTTGATGTCGTTGCATACACGGGGAACTCAACAGCAGGGCGTACTGTAAGCCATAACCTTGGTGTCGCACCAGAGATGATGTGGGTTAAGGTTAGAAACTCTACAGATAGTTGGTATGTTTATCACAGTGCTTTAGGTGCAAATGCTGGTAGAAGGCTGAATAGCGACTCCTCTTCAAACACAGCCCGTTGGAATGGTACTGCTCCAACTAGCTCAGTCTTTTCATTGGCAGGTTCAAATTCTGTAAACGGCTCTAATTTGAACTACATAGCCTACCTATTCGCAACCCTAGCTGGCATATCTAAGGTGGGGAGCTACACTGGGAATGACTCAAGCCAGACTATTGACTGTGGCTTTACGTCAGGTGCAAGGTTTGTCTTAATTAAGTCGGCAACTCAAACACAACCGTGGTTTTTGTTTGACTCAGCTAGAGGTATTGTTGCGGGTAATGACCCGTATCTTCAACTGCAAAGTACAGTGGCGCAAAATGAATTAGGTGCCATTGATGTTATAGACCCACATAGTTCAGGCTTTATTGTTAATACTCAAATGGGAGGTATAAACGATAATAACGAAACCTACATCTTCTACGCAATAGCATAACAAGGACATAAAGAATGACTGATGATAGCTGGCACTTAAATAAGTCTGTACCAATTACATTAATCTTTGGGTTAATTGTTCAGGGTGCAGCTATTGTATGGACAGTCTCTATGATGATGTTTGACATTGAAGATAATTCAGAAGAAATTATAGCATTAGAAGAACGTATAGGTAGACTAGAAACATCTGTACATAACCAAGCAGTATCACTTGCCCGTATAGACGAAAACATAAAAGCAATAAGATCATCAGTAGAAAAGATGGCGAACAATGACCAATAGGATTTGCCACAATGATAGAAGTATTAGCTTTAGCAGGTGCAGTTACTAAAATAGCTGGTGCAGTTAGCTCTGCAATTAAAGCTGGTAGTGATGTATCAGACTTACTGCCTCACTTTGGTAAGTTAGCAAAACTAGATAGTGAGATACAGTTAGCTGAAAAGGGTGCACATAAAGGCCCACTAGGTAGACTGAGTTCATCTGAAGAAGAAGGCTTTGCAATAGCACAAGCTAAGATGAAACATAAAGAGTGCATGGACGAGTTAAGGTCAGCTTGTCAGTTGTATGGACCTCCCGGTATGTGGGATTTAGTTGTAAAAGAACAAGCAGCGGCTAGACAAAGGCACAAAGAAGCGTTAGAATTACAAGCAAAGCAAAGAGACAGATTGTTCTGGGGCTTATCACTAGGACTAGGAGTAGTAATATTCGTAGGTGGTTTAGCAGTAATGATCTGGGGTCTTAACGAAGCAGTAAATGGATAAACAATATGGCAAGATTTAGTACGGCACAAAAAGAAACTCTACGTAAAATGGCTGAAGAAGGTAAGCTCGCTACATCTCAGTTACAAAACATTATGCGTAATGCTCAAGAGTTAAAAAAACTTAATCGAGGTGGTGTTGTAGGCTTTCAAGCTGGAGGTATGCCTGAGGCTCCTGGATCTGCTCCAACTCCTGTTCAAGACCCTGGTGAATTTAAAGAGGGTGATGATAAGGCTGAGTATGACGCCAAGAAAGCTGCTTTTGATCAGTATAAAGCAGACTTAAAAGCTTATCAAGATAGGGTTAAAGCATATAAGGATTACAATCTAAAGAGTACACAAGAGCTTGCTCAATCTGCAATAGCAGATCCTACTTCTTTAGTTACTTCACCCGATGTAGACACTATAGACCCTAATACTGCAGGTACAACTTTAGCTGCAGGTACAGGTCAAATCACTGGAGCTATACCAAAAATAACTGCTGAAACTATTACAGCTGAAACTGCTGCTACACCTAAAGATATCACTACTAGTAAAGTCACAACCTCTACTTCACAACAAGGGGTTCAAGAAGCTTTAGAGGGTGTTGAGAGAGACTATAAACAAGTAAGCGCTGCAGAAGCAGGTTTTTTGCCACCTCCTGGAGGTACCTTTGTTACTCAAGCTCTTGAAACTTTTCATAACCCTACTACAGGTGAAGTAGTTACAGTTAATACTGGTGGTTATACTGCACCAGAAGGTTTTGTAAAAGGAAAACCCCAAGGTAAATTTAAAGTTGGCGGCGTAAAAGCAGCTAAAGGTACAGTCTCAGATAAAGCTCAAATTACTGCAGCAGAAGGTGAACTATCTCCCGAAGCAATGGCAGAAGCACAAAAATTTGATGCGGATCGTCTTAAGCTTGTAGCCGAAGACCCAAAACTACAGGTAACAAAAGATCAACTTGCAGAAGCTAAAGGTAAAAATCTTGAGGCTGTAAAAGCAGAAGTAGCTGAGTCAGAAACCCTTGAAAAAGCTGTAGCTGAAACTGCAATAGTTCAGCCTGAAGAGTTACCACCACCCGCACAGATTGCAGAAGATCAGATGGCACAAGCTCAGGCTATGACAATGGATGGCTTGACTGATGATGCCACTGCAGTTGCTGTAAAGCTAGAAAAGTTTACTGTAGATGATGGTACACTTGCTCTTGCTATGCAAGGCGATGTAGGTGCACTAGACACAGTTGAAGGTCAGCTATCACAGTTAATGAAAGACTTTGATGATGGTACCCCTGCATGGGCTGCTGGTGCTATTCGTGCAGCTAACGCAGCTATGGCCTCACGGGGTCTGGGTGCATCCTCTATGGCAGGTGCAGCTATCCTACAGGCTGCTATGGAATCTGCACTACCCATTGCACAGCAAGACGCAGCTACGTTTGCTAGTATGAACATGGCTAACCTAAATAATCGTCAGCAAACCGCATTGACTAATGCTGCTGCACAACAAGGGTTACAGTTACAGAATCTATCTAATGAGCAACAGACTGCTTTAGCAAATAGTTCTAATGCATTTGCATTGCAATCACAAAACTTATCTAACATGCAAAGTACAGTTATTGCCAATGCTCAGATTAAGTCTGCATTACAAGGTCAGAACTTATCTAATCAACAACAGTCTAACCTAGCAATTGCTGCACGTTTTGCTGAAGTAGCTAACCTTAACTTGAGCAACAAACAACAGACTGCACTGCAAAACAATTCATCACAATTACAGACTAACCTTGCTAACCTTAGTAGTAAGTCACAAGCTTACATTACTAATGCTAATCTAGGTGCATCATTGCAAGGACAAGTGTTGAGTAACGAACAACAAGTAGCAATTAGTAATGCTGCACGTTTCTCTGAAGCATCTAATATTACATTTAGTGCTGAACAACAAACTCAGTTGCATAACTCATCTTTGATGCAGACCATTGGTCTTGCTGAACTTAGCTCTGCACAGGCAGCTACATTACAAAATGCGGCAAAGACTGCAGGTATGGATATGGCTAATCTTAGCAACCGTCAACAAGCGGCTGTTGAAAATGCCAGAGCGTTCTTGCAAATGGATTTAACTAATCTAAGTAATGAGCAACAGACTGCTATGTTTAAAGCTCAAGCTACTCAGCAAGCTATTCTTTCAGACACTGCTGCAGAAAATGCTGCTAAACAATTTAATGCTTCCTCTGAAAATCAAACTAACCAGTTTATGGCAAGCCTTAAAAGTCAAACTGAACAGTTTAATGCGGCTCAAAAAAATGCTGTTAATCAATTTAACGCTGGTGAAAAGAATGCTGCTGCTAAGTTTAATGCTCAGGTAAAAGAACAACGTAATCAGTTTAATGCCACTAATGCGCTTGTCGTAGCACAGGCTAATGCACAGTGGAAACAGAATGTAACTACATTAAATACAGCTGCTCAGAATGAAGCTAATGCTGCAGATGCTGCGGCTGCTAATGCTTTTACTAACTCTACTGTAGATCAAGTATGGCAACGTGAGCGTGATCTTATGGATTATGCTTATAAGTCGAGTGAGTCAGATAAGGACAGAGCTTTAGATATTGTACTTGCAGATAAAAAATATGATGAGTATCAAGAAGCTAGAGATGATCAAGAAGAGTCTGCCAAATGGAATCTCTTGACCCAAGTTCTAATAGGTTAAACGGGGTAAATAATATGTACGAAAAGATATTACTAACAGCAAGAGAACAGGCTGAAATAAGGTTTAGGGAAAAGGGTTTAGATAAACCAAGAAAAAGTCGAGTCCTTGGGGATGAAGACGCTAAACTGTTATCTGGAAGTAGTCTTGTCCCACAAAGAAAACTAAAGACTCAAGAACCTAAAGAGGATATTATGACCTCTACCTACAATAAATTATATGCAAATAATAGAACGCTTGCTGAACAAATACAAAACATGACTGCGGATAAAACTACTGGTTTAGATATGACCCCAGAAGAAAAAAATATGTCTATGGAAGAGCTTGGAGAAACCACTCCGTCTACAGGTGAAATGGCTTTAGATCAAGTTAGCCTTGAAAAGATTGTTAGGGCTGAAGCTAAGCTACGTAATATGGACCCCGACATAGCTGTTGCTGTCTTTAACGAAGAAGGCCTTAAGTCTAACACTTATCAGTCTCAAGTAAAAAGAGCTGGCAAAGGGTCTCTAGGTGGACGAGAAGCTTCTTTTGGTGTAAGCCAGCTGTACATTGGTGGCGGTCTTGGGAATGAATATGAATCTAAAACAGGTAGAAAGCTTATCTCAGACAATACTGTAAGTGGACTCACTACACAGATACAATTTGCTTTAGATAAAGCTGCAGAACAAGGTTGGTCTCCTTGGTATGGAAGTAAAGCTGCAGGAGTTAAACCAAGACAGGGATTAGAAGATGCTAAACCTATATTTAACTGGAAAAATATGGAGGATAATTAATGTTTAATGCACCTATACCTGGACAATCTCTAACTGCAGAGCCTAAAAATTATGCTTGGGAAAACCCTCCCCAGTTTTCTACTCCAGAAGAATCTTTAATATTTCATCTTGAAAGGTTACAAGAACCTGAAAGAACAAAATCGGTATTGGGATTAATTGATCTAGGTCTTGATATTAAGACTATGACAGAGGGTATTCTTCGTGGTGCAGTTGCTAATGGTAGGCACAGTATAGATGTGTCTATGATTATTGGACCTATAATTCATGAATATATTGTAGGAACTGCAGAGGCAGCGGGACTAGAGTATGATGAAGGCCTAGAGACAAATAATAAATTTAATCGTGAAGAAACTAATAAGGGTATTAGGGAAAGAGAAGCTCGTAAGATTCTTGATCAGTTTGAAGAAGAGGGTGAAGTAGATATACCTGAAGAATCTATGGAAGAAGTACCTCAAGAAGAGGTCGCAAAAGAACAACCAAAAGAAATGCCTAAGGGTCTTATGTCACGAGGAGATATGTAATGGGTATGTGGACAGGTATTCTTGGTGGAGTACAAGCAGTAGAAGAACGAAGAGAGCGTGAAGAAGATCGTGAGTTTAAAAGAAAAGCTCAGGAAAGACTTGACAATGAGTTTAATGAAAACCGTTTGCTTCGTAGATCTAAGTCTGTACTAGACTACTTGGATGGTAGAGGTGCACCTTTAGCTGCTGACTCTGCTTCTATATCTTTTCTAAAAAATAAGTTAGGTAACGTGGAAGGTGCTAACGACTACTTAGCTAAAATGATGCACACACCAGGGGTAGCAAAAACAGTTGTAGATGCAATTCAGGCCAGAGAAGACAATTTAGGTGTTACTCTCACTGGTGAGGATATATTTGAAAACATTCAGATTGTTGCTGAAGGTTATGGAGATGAAAGTTTCTTAGGTCCATACAAAGAAGGTAGAGATCTTTATAAGATAGCTACAGGTATGAGTGATGATCTTTTAGATGATACTTTCTTTGGTGAAATTATGGGTAGGGTTAGTGCTTTACCTTCTTCAGTTATGCCAACCGTTTATCCAGATATAGCTCCAGGTTTTACTGCAGAATTTGATGCTGAACTTCAAGCTGAACTTTTTGATGATAAGATCATAGCGTATGCTAATAATATACTTAGTAATATAGATGAAACTGATCTCTACACCGCTGCAGAAATAGAGTCAGCAATTAGTAAACACAAAAGTGGTGATAAAGACACACTAAGAAGTATGCTTGGGGGTTATGTATCGGAGTTTTTACTTAGTGCACCTGGATCTGCTTCTTTGTTTCCAACCCTTGCACCAAATCTTTCACCTTATAAAATACCCTCTTCAGCTAAGGATGCTTTATTGGCCATGACAGATTCTCCAGAATTACCTCAAGCCAAAATAGAATTTGATAGGGAATATGGATTTGGTTCCGCAGATTTAGTACTGGGAAGATAGTATGACTACTTTAAACGATCTTAGAAGAGCTATGGGTACTTTTGAAGATGAAGACGAACAGAAAAATCTTCAGTCTAACGATTCTATTTTACCTAGATCAGATCCACTACCTGTTCAAGAGATTGTACCGGAGTCCTATTCTCAAAACGACCTTACTGACGATAAGTATTTTGGGTCGATTGAACGTTATATGGAAAAAAGATTTGGTGTAGATGAGTTTAGGGACTACAGCAAAGAAGAAGTTGTCAATAAGTTTTTAAATAATATGCGAGGTTTCTCTGGGGGTAACTCTACTAGAGCTATTAATGAAGTGGCCTTTTTAAATAGTCTGGGTGAAGATGAAGAGCAGCTTGCTGCTGTTGGCGAGGCTTATGCCTTGTTTGAAAACATGGCCGGAGTATTTAGTAAAGAAACTACTAGGGGAGAAAAAGCAGAAGCTATCGGAGATTATGTTAGGAGCACTGTACTAGACCCTATAAACCTAGTGGGTTTTGGTATAGGTAAACTATTTACTGCTAGTGGATCTAAAGTGGGCGCTAAGATTGCACAAAGAACTGCTTTAAAAGCTTACAAAAAAGCGTTACGTAGGGGTGCTACAAAGAAAGCTGCTGTAAAAGAGAGTAATCTGGTATGGAAAAACACCTTTAATCAAGTAGCTAAAGACAATGCAGTTAAACTTGCTGCAAAAAGAGAGGCTATTGAAAAGGCCCCTGACACTATTAGGGGTCGTCTTACCTCTGGTGTGGCTAAAGAAGTCTCAGCTAACATGGCTGTAGAGGGGGCTGTAAATATTGGCTCTGCTTATGCTTATGAAAAAGGTTTAGTTAGGACTGGTGTTCAAGAGGAAGTAAGTAAACTTAATGTTGGACTTGCTGCAGTGGGTACATTAATTATAGGTGGTATACGTCTAGCACCTATTGCACTTAGAAGTAATAAAAATGTCTTAGTCAAGCCTAGTATTGATGTAAAAGAACCTGAGTCTTTAGACTTATCAGAGGCTGTTTCCTCTATATCCTACGCAAGTAAGCTAAAAGAGAAAGCTGCCAAAGCAGAAGAACTTCAAGACTTAGATACAGATTTTTTTATTAGTATGTTGTTGGGAGACTCCGATAATGGAGTAAAAGGCCTTGCTGAGATTATGGTAGAACAAGGGTATGCTTATATAAAACGTACCCCTGAAGACAGTGTATCTAACTTTGTAGCTGATGTGATCAAAAAATCAGACCCTCAAAATGCTGCTAAGTTTATTGAGGACTTTAAAAATAATACTGGTATAACTATGGTAAAGTTGACAGATAAAGTGTCTGGAAAAACCTCCAAGCAAGAAATAGATATAGAATCTTTTTCAAATATATTTGCTAAAAAAATTAGTGATCAGGGTAGATTATTAAATGCAGTGTCTCAAGTACAAAAAAAGTTAAGTCTTGATGATGATACTGTAAAAAATATGACTGTCTCTGATACTGCTGCAGCTCTGTTAGGGGTAGGAGAGTATAGTCCAGTTAAAACTAAAGAGGTTAAAAGTTGGTTTGGTAAAGTTAATCAAGGTGTAGTTGATGTCCAAAAAAGAATTATACGATTACTTGTGACATCGCCAAGCACATCCTATCTTAACATGGTAGGCTATGGTTCAGCTGCAGGGATCAATACTGTTACTGACGCTGGTATGGCTTTAACTTACCTTGGGCAGTCGGGTCTCTATAAAGTATTAGGTAAGAATAAAGAAGCGTCAGAGTCTCTTCGTATATTTAGGCAACTAAAGAATGCTCAAGGGCAAAGGCTTAAAAATCTTTTAGATACTAATATGACTTATGATGCATATATGTCTATTGCAGAAAAAGACCCTAAAGCTTTAGAGAAACTAACACAAGTGATGGCTGGTGGTGTAGATGTCGAAGATGCTATAAAGAAAATGGGTGTAGATCCTGAAGCTACAATAATTGGTATGAGGGCTGATCAAGGTATTGAGTTACTACAAAAAATAAACTTTGTTGTGGGCCAAGATGTACTTACTAAGTCTCAAGAGTTTGTATACCAATTAGATAAAGGCTTGCGTGTAGGTTACGACAAGAGTTGGAATGAGTTCTTTAACCATGAGGGTGCAGCTAAGGCTATGACCTCCAAGCAGTATCAAGATATCGTAGCCAAAGCTGTTTATGAAACACAGAAAGCTACCTTCGCTGTTTCGTATAAGGATGCGGGATTTGTACCTAAAATTATAGAAGAAGCTAGAGATGTTGCAGGTATAGGTTTGCTTGTACCCTTTGGTAGATTTTTTAATAATACCCTAGCTTTCACTGCAGACAGTACAGGACTTACTTTTGCAACAAAATTATTAGGGGCTAAGTCTATAAGCCCAAGAAGCACTAGAGAGTTAGGGGTAAGAGGTGCTGTAGGTTTAACTACAATATTTACTCTTGCTCAAAATGAAACTCTCAATAGGGAGCTTGGATTATCTTGGGATGAACGCATAGACCCTGAAACTGGTGGTGTTAAAAGTGAAAAATATAACTTTCCACTTTCTCATTTTAAAGCTTTAGGTAGATTTTTTTCTTATCAGTTAGATGATATGCAGATGCCACAAGAAGAACTCACTCAAATACTTGAAATACTTGGTCCAGGTCAAATCACAAGACAACTTAATCAAATTACAGATGGCTTAGGTGACATGACCATGACTGCTATCACAGAATTTGGAACACCTAAAGGAGAAAGAGCTTTAAAAGATTTAGTTAAACCTATTCAAGCAGTAACATCTCAAGCTGTTTCAGGGGCGACAAGATTTCTTGACCCTATTAACTCTGCTGTGGGTCTGGCTAGGGGATCTGATTTTAAAATGGTTAATAGAAAAATTGGCAGTGAGACCCTCAACAACAGTCTTCGTTACATGGATCAGATAATAGCTGTAGTCTCTGGAAAAGATATTTCAGAGGAGCAGTTTACAGGGGCGACAGGTAAAATAAAATCTGATGCCTCTAAACAGGTAGGTTATCGTGAGGTAACTATGACAGACACTAAGAAAGTTTTGTCTATGGTTGGCAGACCTACTTACTTAGCTAACCTTAAAACTAAAGATCCCTCTGCTGACAATAGGTATAATCAAATTTTTCACGATATTATAGAGCATATGTCCTCTGATCTACTGAGATATAAAGCGTTTCGTGAGGGAGATCCTAAGAAACAAATCAATAAACTTAAGCTTAGACAAAAACTAGTTAAAGATTTATTTAAAGACGCTAAAGATGTTACAATAACTCTGATGGAAAGAGGTGTTAAAGATCTTGGTGACATGCAACTAGCAAAGCTTATAGATATAGGATCAAAATATAAATGGGAAGATATAGACGGTGCTATAGAAGAAGTAGCTCAAGGTACAGAGTTTAAAGACCTAACTTTAAAGCAGCTAGATCTTATACAAGGTTACCTTGACTACGAAAAGATGAGGCTAGAGCGTTTCTAGTCCTCATCATCCTCTAACATAAAGTCTGCCCAATCATATGACTCACGTTTTATATCTCCTTTATGAACATGCCCAGGAGATCTTGATAACAATGCAGCCATCGCTTGACCAGCTAAGTACCTACGAGATGTAAGTGCTTTGGTCTTAAGCGGTGGCTTTATTTTTTTCTGCCTGTAACTTTTAGCCTCTTCTTCAAGACTCTTTTTGTTTTTGTTCATTCAACTTAACCCTTTCAAGGTTACGGAAATAAGCTTTGTTAAAACCCATCTCCCACTCCCTGCTCTGCTTTGTGTTAGGTCTGTGGGGGTTACCTAAGTTACCTTCCCTGAAGTCCTTTATGCCCTCTTCGTATGGCCTCATTTATGTTTCTCCCCCATCGCTTCTAACATTTTGTTTAAATACCACTCTGCTTTCTCCATGTCCTGCACAGGATTACCCTTGTACATGTACCTGTGTTGATACTTAATCATATTACCGTGGCAGTAACCAATGAACTGATCAAGGGTTAGCACCTGTTTAATATAATCAATGCACTCTATACCACCGCTTAACTTGTAGTGCGCTGGGCTATTCACTGGATCGTATTTCATTTAAACCTCTTTAGGGATTTCAAAACAATAGTATTTTACATCAGAATTAGATGAAGGTCTAGTGTCCATAAGTCTTTTTTTAAGTGGAGCTGCGAACTGATGACAGGCAAACTGACTTGGAAAAAACGTATCATGACTTTTGATCTTATATCTATCTTCAAAGAACATTATGAGCACTAGAACATACATCTTACATCTCCTATGTTATATCAACCATCTCACAAACATCACCTGTACAGGCCATTGTCTGCATTGAAACTGTATTATCTTCCTTCTCGTAGTTAGCCAACTCACTCCAAGCAATAGCAGAAGGCATAGTAGAAAGCAAGTCTTTGTAGTGATCCTTATTTATTTCTTGATAAGGCGCTTGTTGATAAGTGTGTTCGTTGTAAGGCAAGAAGGATACACCTGACATCTCATCAAAGTACTTGTACACAAATGCACCTACTTCAAACCACTCATCTTTTCGTACATTTATCGTAACGCTAGGCTTATGTTCACACCACGATCTTTGATACATTAACCAAGTTTCAAGCTGCTCAATAGCTGTCATATCTTCAGTGACTACTGCACCTTCAGGTGATCTAACAGGAAAACTAAATACTGTTGTTTGATCTGGCTTCATAGCACAAGGCTCACTAGGAATACCTTGGTCAGTCATGAACTGTGTTAGCGGATCTTTATTATCACCACGCACAGTACGGATATAATAGGGACTGTGGCGAGCATGTATGCCACTGGCACTATCCACCAGTTGTGAGACTGTTCCCGATGGTTTGACGCATGTAATTGCAGCAGCCACAGGTATACCAAGACGGTCAGCCCATTCAGCATTAGTAGAAACACAGATCCCACGAAGATGTTCAAGAGTCTTCTCCAAGCCTTTATTCTTAATAGTCATCAAGGGGTTGTCCATTATCCCTGTGAGTGACACACCGAGCAAACGTTCTTCTTCTGTATTGTTGCTCCACAACTTACGCAAGTATGGAAACTTGGTGTAGGTTGATTGTATGGTTCCCAAAATCGTAGCCAACTTAACCTTACGCTCAAGATCTTCCACGCTGTCTGAGGCACGAACAACAACTTCCGTAAGATTACAGAACTGATTCGGACGCAGAATAATTTCACTGCACGGATTAGTTCCAAACTCATAGTTACTATCACGCCGACCATTCTTTTCAGCTTGTTTTTTACTTGCTTGACGATTGAATACACCACGTTCTCCACTCCCTGATTCTACCAGTGCCATCCACTCCCTCATGAAGGAAACAGCATCTGGTTTCTCTGTATAACTAACAGAATTATTAGCTAAGGCACGTTGAGGATCATTCTCCCACCATGCACCTGACTTAGCATGACGCATACGATCATCAGATAGGTTAGATAAACTAATCATAGCTGATCTACGTACACCACCCACGACAACTACCTCGCCAATCTTACACATAATGTCATGACACTCGATGCTAGATAACTTACGGTGTTGTGCATTCTTAAATGTAGTGATAACAAAGTTGAATAACTCAACAAGAGGTGCTGGACCAGAAGCTCGACCACCAAAGGTCTTAAGCTTTGCACCTGCAGGACGGACCTTAGATACATCCCATTGTGGAACTTCACCAGCCCAAAGGAGAGCAAGAACTTGACGAAAAGCTTTAGCCCAACCTTCCTTACTATCTTTGACAACGACTGTGGTATCACTGTAGAACAACTCAGGAATTTCAGGGAGCTTACTAACAAACTGCCGCTCAACACTGAAGCCGACACCCGTACCACACAAGAGGATGAACATAGCCTCATCGAAGGACTTAGGGTCATCTACGGGTAGGTAGCTGCAGTTATACATACAAGTATTGTCACGTTCAGCAGCTGGACCTGCAGTCATCATGGCTCGCATAGAGGGCATAACCTCTAGACTAAAGATAGATTGGGATATTTTGTGTACGGTTTCTGTATCCACTTCAGGTAAACTACTTACAACATTCTCTATATATCGTTGTACTGTCTCGCCCCAATTCTCTCGTCGCCCATCGCCTTCAAGCCACCGTGCATACCGTGAAGTATGGATGAAGGATTGGTAGTCTGTTGGTAGGTAGTTATTCATCTATTATCTCCGCTTCCCTTTAGTACACCACGTTGCTCTCTATCATCTAGCTTTGCCATGTTTATCTCCATAACCTTACGTAGATCACCCCCGAAGATATTTGCCAAAGCTACCGTGTAGAACAACACATCACCTAACTCTTTCAAGAGATCTTCATCACTAAATCTATCCTTGTCACGAAAGAGTTTTTTTATTTTTTCAGATACCTCACCCGCTTCACCAGAAAGACCAAGAGTATTTTCTATAAGGCGGTCACGCCCCTTAGTTAATATCTTGTCCTCTACAAACTGGCTATAGAAACGGACAGGATCTTCTTCATAGTCTGGACTGTTTTGAAACATATCAAAATACCCAAACGCTTCTAGATCACTTCGATTAATCATCCTTATCATCCTTTAATAGTTTAATCATGTCTATTTACTTCACACTCAGTTATAATTATATCGTCTATATCATACAGGGCATACTCAATTAACTCCTTGAGTACTCCTGAGTTATCCCCAGATATCTCTAGGAAATTAGCATCTTTGTCTACGAGTATTGATAGGTGGACTTCGTAGTTCATTTGGAAACCCCTAGTTATACTGACTCTTGACTATCAGTCAAGTTATTTAATGTCACTAGCTCAGCTTCTTTGTAGGGTATGTGAAAAAACTTTTCACCCTTCATAATATACCTACCCTTAGCCTCACGTATAGTATCTTCGGTCATCTGAGATCCTCGTATCTTCCAGCAAGCAGTCAAGTCATTGTTGAAGACAAAGAAGTTTACGTTGTGCTCGTACTTCTTAAGCAGTCGTGTCTTACGTTCTGGTATTCTTATCTCAGTCCAATCATCAGGCCAGTCCTCTTTCCAACCTCGCTTAACCTCTGCTTCACTGTAGTAGGTGATACCCTTTCGGGTTGACTCTACATCAGCATAGTAGTTCTCCTTTACAGAAGAGATCTCATGACCCTGATGCTGCAGTATTTCAATTAGCTTTACTTTAGCTGGGTTATCAAAGCGATCATACAAGTGTGGTTCAAAAGGCTTTCTAACGGCCATGTTTATTCTCCTAGTGTTCTTCGTCTATTTCAAGCGGTTCGATACTGGTTCTAAAATGCTTCTGCCATTCTTGTATCTGCGCAAGGTCTTCAAACCAAAAGTTTACTTCTTCCATCTCACCGTCTATCTCTGTTTTACAGACGACAAAATAATTACAACCTTCTGGGAAGTCTTCATCATCAGGCGCTTCGTCTACTGATATTGGCCCCACTGATATATCCCATATCTTTACTGTCATGTTTTCCAATTCCTTAATAAATCTACGTAGTGATCCAGACCCACCATAACTACCCAAGGTTTTCTGTCTGATCTAAAGAACACTACAGGCTCATGCTCTGAATGTCTAGAGGCTTGTTCCATAAAACGATAGACAGTTTTAAGTTCTGCCTTACGCCTCTTCACTTCAACAGATAGGGGTAACTTCTTTCTAGCTGCGGGGGATAGCTGTATGTCAGCCCCTGATTCTCCCATCGTAGTAGACTTAATATCATCTGGCTCAAACTCAGGGAAGGCTTCAAGTAGCCTATCCCTAATCTCTTGCTGACCTAAGCGGCCCTTCTGCTTGGCCTGTCTAGTCATCTACTGTTTCCGCAACTCTTGGTTCTTTCTCAACATGAACAAGGAACTCTGGGCCATAGCTGTAAACAAACTTACGCATGTTAGGCCAGCACAGTTTCTTGTACTCACAGTAACTGCAACCCATAGACAGCTTCATGTTAGGGCTAGTCTTTGACTGAGGTACTGGCTTGATACGATCCTCAGGTATGTCACCTTTGACCATAGCTACAGCCTCTTTCATCTCTGCTTCTTTTGTTTTTAGTTCTTCAGTGAAATCATAAACATCCAAACAAATATGTCCATTCTGCTTATCAATAGCAAGAAAAGCACCATGAGTCTTGTTAGTAACAAGTGGGTCATCCTTACCTGCATAAACATAAGAACTAAGCTGAGATATATAACCAAACGGGTCATCATCACGTAGGTTCCCCTCTTTAAACTTCTTGAATGCATAAGAGCTGCAAGACTTTACATCCACGGTCATACCATCAATCACTGCATCCCTGTGGCCCTTGATACCATGAACATCTAGTCTGTCCTGTGATCCTTGCATATCGTGTCCAGCAGCTACTGTCATGCTCAAGATAAGCTCTTCAATCATGTCGCCATAGAAAAACTTAAGTAAGGTGTTGGACTCTAGCTGCTCACCTTCACCAGCTTTATTAACTTTGTACCATAGCTTACGCTTACAAGGAGTTCCAATAGAAGATAAAGATAGATAACCCCGTGGCTCCTGTGGTTTAGAAAACCTTTTGTTGGCAGTGTCAGCAATAGCTTTACCCATCTGAGAGCTAATGCTTTTAGTCCAACCACCTTGGCCTTGTATCACTTGGTACAGATCGTCTACCAATGTCTGTATATTTTTCATAGTTACTCCTTAAGTTGGGGGTGGAAGGGAAAGGAAAGAAAACCAACCACCCCCCTAAGTTACATCCTTAGAATAGCACTGAGTCTTCAGTAGCTGCTTCTACAGGCTTCTCTAAGGCAGGGGAAGTACCGCCATCGTCCTGTGGTGGGATGTATTCTACATGATCAAGGACAGTAACCTTGTCAAGTCGTGTACCTACAATACTCTTCATACGTGTATCATAGACTGAGAGTAATACCTCAACGGTAGAACCGTTACCAATAGTACCATCAAGATCGTAATCCCAAGGGGTACCATCTTCCTTAGTAACTACAGGTGCACCACTGTCCCAATCACGGCCAGTGTTGTACTTACGCACAAGGCGTACCTTCTTACCCCGTCCCTCTGGGTCAGGCACTCCCCGCTTCATTGAACCTGTGGCTGTCAGCTTAGCCATGTTCTCGTCATCCAAGATAACATCAATAGTGCAAGCACCATCACAGTCCTGATAGGCTCCATCAAAGCCCATCAAGTCACGGTTCTGTGGGAATACTTTTGCCCACTCTGCAGTACCAGTTAGTTTTACTTTACGTGTAGCCATTCGGCCCTCCATATGTTTAGTGTACATCACTATATCGTTGACCGTATTGTATGTCTATACCTAAGTCAACATTTAATTTAAGTTCTTTGTTAAGTTTTTCAATAGCCCAAGTCAAAGTATTACTGTGAACATCTTGATCTCCTTCTTTTACTACATTGATTGATTCGTCATGGAACTGCCCAATGATATTGCCCCTACGTGTACGGTAGTAGGCAACCCACTTGTCAAAGCAGTAAGCACCAGTAGATTGATTGAGTGTAGAGAACACATCCTTCTCGTAGCGTAAGCTGTGCCAAAACTTACTGACAGGATTCTGTACCCACATCTCACCGTTTAGTTTACGTACCTGTTGAGACTCTGCAAACTTCTTGACTGACCAGTTGCGATCCCAATATGCCTCAAGCAAAGCCTGACACTCATGAGCAGGTAGACCAGTAGTACGTGATAGTTTAGCAGCACCAACACCATAGGTAGCAGAGTAGTTGACTACCTTGTAGTTCTTACGCAAAGCTTTAAGCTCAGGCTTGTTGCCTTGATTGTAAGCGTCGATGTCATCCTGTGATACAGCGCCGGCATGTTTAGCTAAGTCAAGGTGTGGGTCAAACCCATCCTGCGACATCTCAAACACATAAGCTGGATCGTAAGGGTGCATGTAGTGACGCTTGCATGTATCCTCAAGAGAGGTCATGTCAGCACCACACAGTACGTAACCCTCAGGTGCAGTGAGGCACCCACGTATCTCCTTACCCCAAGGTCTATCAACCCCAGGCAAGTTGACAAGAGGTTTCTTATGCTTGAAGCGTAGTGTATTAGTGAGGCCATCAATCTCTGCCTTCACATAACCGTCACGCTCACACTCAACAAAACCTTTAAAGATACTAAGTCGGTGTTGGATTACAGTTAGACCCTCAAGAACTTTTACTGAAGGGTTGTCATCTACAAGCAAGCTAACTGAGTCAGTAAGCTCACCATCTTTACGCACTTGAGGAATAGTCCTTTCACTACCATCATCCTCTTTGACATACTTGAATGTGCAAGGTACCCAACCCAAAGAATACAGCCAGTCTTTTACTTGAGTGCTAGAGTTAGGGTTAGGTTCATCATAACCCTTGAGGATAAGTACACCCTCGTCATGATGTCTTGGTAGATTGTTTTCATCAAGTAGAGCAAACCACTTCTCACCATGAGCAGATGGAGAACCATCTTGCTTGAAGCAATTCTTAGGCCTACGCTTTACCTGAGTCTTAGCAACCCTTGGCATCACAGTCTTAAGCTCTGCCACCTTGTCTACCTGTTGTTGAGTTAAGTCATCAACACACTTAATAGCCAAGTCTAGATCAAGCTTCCAACCAACAGACTCAGCTGTGGCTGCACACCTCATCTTGAACTCAAGGTAACGGAAGAACTTATCTAGTAGCACCTTGTCCTTCTGATAGATGATCATGAATCGCTTGAGTAAGTCTTGCCAAAGCAACCAGTTAATCTTAACATCTTCAGTGCAACGGTGGGCATACTCTTCTTGAGTAAGGTTTACCCAGTCATTGATCTCAGGTTTAGGTACACCAAAGTCAACACCAAAAGATTCCAAGCCATGCTTAGGCCTACTATAATTTAGTACCCAAGACATAGGTAGAGTATCAAACAATCTAGCCTTAAGCTTAATGCCCAATAGCTTTTCAAGTAACGGTGCATCATACCGCACAATGTTGTGACCAATCAAACCACGTTGACTCATAACCAAGTCACGCATGTCGTTATAGTCAAACAAGGTGTCGTAATTAACCCCATCAGATGTGTAAGATAAGCAATGTATTTTAGTAGCATCATCCAAGAGGTTGTCAGCTTCTACGTCAAATACAATCATGCTGCTAGGTCACTCCTTACAAATGGTGTTTCTTCACTAAGTATCGTAGTCTCTGGATCATAGTAGACTGAACCAGCATGACCCAACTTAGCAAACGGTCTGTTCTTGTCAACAATAAAGTTGGTGGTGTTCTGAAGAACCTCATCGTCTGTCTCAACATCACGCTCGATCTTAATACAGATGATTGCTTCTTCTTCAAGTGAAGCAGCATATTTTGTTCTACCATCATCATTGACCTGTGATATAAAGATCACACCGATGTTCAACTCCTTGGCTAACTGTGCTGCACGAGAACCTAGTGTAGTTAGTGTACTAGTAGCACCATCAACACCAGAGCTAGACAGATAGGCTAAACGCTGAACGTGATCAATAAAGATGAAGCCGGCACCATACACCGTAGCTGCAAGACGTATGTAGTCAAGCAACTTGAGTGGATCATCGTGTGACATCATCTCAAAGATAATAGTACGCTCACCCTGAGTCATCTCCTTGGCTGCTTGAATCACAGCTGCCTCAGAGACACCATTCTCTCTGGCATCATCCTTGGTTCTGACATTGATACCCAGTTGATAGGTAGCCATTGAACGGTAGGTAGTAGACTTCATCTCTTCCATGTGGAGCAAAGCTACACGGCTATCTTCATCACGTAGTAGACCAGTCTCAAAGTACCTGATCACCTCAGTCTTACCAGTACCCCTTGGGGCTTTGATAAAGGTAATGCCACCCTTGACCATCCCACGGATCTTATCATCAAGACCAGTGTGACCTGTGGGAATATACTCGTAGGGATTCTCATTCAGGATTGCATCTTCTACATCCTGATCAGAGCAGAAGAAGTTCTCAGGTGAATACCGTTGAGGTTTCTTTGCAGACCACATCAAGTCTTGACCATCACCTGCTTGCAAGAAGTCATTAGCATCCTTGTGCTTAGTCATAGGCACATACCAGAACTTCTCAGGGAAGGCTTGGTACAACTTGTCAGCAGCAGTACGTCCAGCCGCATCAAGCTCACCTGCATAGATGATCTCTCTGAATGACGAAAGATAAGCATGGTTGTGCTTGATAAACTTCTCGCCGATAGAAGCAGAGGGCAGTGATTTCACAGGGAATGTCTTACCAAGAATCTGATACAGACTAGCCGCATCGAACTCACCCTCAGTCAAGTAGATTCGCTGGCTTGTGCCGGCATTGAAGTCAGGGCCAAACAGGTGGTTCATACCTAGCCCACGATCCTTGACCCAAGACTTAGACTTGTCACTGTGCAGCCTATACTTGACAGTATGTGGGTACTTGTACGCATAACGTACAGGTTCACCACCTTCACCAGTCTGTAACTGGATACCGTACAACTCACAGACATCAGCATCAATACCCCTGATGTTCTGGTAGGTCATACCCGTCACAGGTATCTCCATAGGTTTTCTCCTTTCTGGTAAAGGGTATTCAGCCTTCACCCAATCAAATGTTTCTGACATATCCCTAGAAGGATATGCATTACCACAAGAATGACAGTGACCATAGCCATCATTATTCCAATTGAATGCATCGCTTGAACCACAGTCTGTATAGGGACAAGCTAAGTGTGGATTATCGGACATCTATCTTTCCTTTGCTCTTTCACGCTCCTCTTTTGTCATAGGTCGGATGTAATGTAAATAGTTAATTACACGCCCCGTGTTCCATTTTGCGGCTTCTGTCTCTGCTTTCTCTCTAGTATCAAAGACTCTTATCTTTGTGTCATAAGTCCAAGGATCTTCTTTTCGTACTAGGGTATACTCTCCCTTCTCAACTTCAATCTCCACTGCGTACATCTTCACTCCTTTCCGATTCTAAGCCAGCCTTAACCAAGGACACAAAGCCTACATTAAATATAGCCATAAAGGTTTCTGGATCACACTCTACTTGTAGCGTAGCACTGCCATCCTCATGTTCTTCTATCTCTGTTATTTTAACCTCATCCGTTTTCATCCTTCACTCCTATACATGGTAGCAAGATAGACAGCTTGCAATACTTTGGGTACTCGTCATACGTCATAGCTATCAGCACTGGCGGTGCGGCAATCAGTAAAGCTACAATAGCTGACGCCTTGATTGCACCGTTGATATTACCCCTCATTATCTTTGATCCTCTTTATTACTTGCTCATACTTAAAGAATAGTTGCTCAAACTTCCATTGGTATACTTGCTGCATACCCATCAGTGCGTTCATCATTTCATCATGTGTAGGTTCACGTTCACCGTCACCGATCTGCTTGAATACAACCTGTAAGTCATTACACACATGCCAGCAATCCATTATCATTGGCTCTAAGTCATACAGTTTAGTCATTTCTTTTTACCCTTTATATACTTTATGAGAACCCATAGTAGCCACCACACAGGGGATGTTATAGTTACAACAATGATCCCTTGTGTTATTAGGTAAGGTATCCACATCATAGGCTCTAAGTCATATAGTTTAGTCATTACCTTTGCTCATTTATTAAAGCTTCCCATGACACAGGGAATAGTTTTTCCATTTCCTCAGAGATAGCGTCAGCCACAAACCTTGTTTCAGCTTGTGTGTCAGGCTTACAGCGTAGGTTACACATGTCAGCAAATGCATCCAAGCTACCTGACCAGTACCACTCAGTCATCATAGACTGTGGCAGTACCATACGTGCTTGCTCTGGGCATACACCCCTGTCAATCAGGCTGTTGTATAGGGTTTTACTGGTTAAACTGATGTCACCTATCTTACCCACATCTACCACGCCTTTACTACCCTGCTTCTTATCAACACTACGTCCACGCCACTCTGTGGGCTGATAGAACTCAGGCTCGTGATCTACGTATCGTCTTGATACTTCATTCCAACGTAGGAACTTATGCTTAACTAGCTGACGTGCTACAAACATAGGTGCTTTAACGTGAAAGCTGGCAAAGCAATGCCCAAAGGGTGACATGTGTTTATGCTTGGCTAAGTAATGGATCAGCCTGTAGTCCTCTTGCTCTTGATACACATCACGCTTTTTGCCAAAGGACACCCTAGCTGCATTCACTACTGTCAAGTCAGTACCCATGTGATCTATGTATGTTGCTGTAATCATTTATCAACTCCAAATATATCACCCCACTCGTCAGGCGTAATGCCCATCTTTATAAACTCTCGTTCATCTGCTGTCAAGTTAGGCATTGCATCCTGTATTAACTCGCCCTTCTCCCATGAAGCTATCTGCCTAGCTGTCACATCAATCTCAAGCGTTGTCTTCTTATTTGAAAACGGACTTACCCTAGTTATCTTCATGATCTTCTCCTAATGTATTGAGCCTTCATACCAAGCCCCACGATTCTTCTTCAACTCTTCATTGAACTCTGCGTTGTTAGCAAGTAGCTCAAGGATCTCACCAAGCTCGTCAGCATACTCGTCATCAAGCGTACCGTCAATAAAACAATTAGCCCAATGCCTAAATACCTCAGGGGGTATATCTCTTTTCCTTTTCATCGCTGTCTCCTTTCAAGTGCAGCTTTGGCTGTGTTCAGACTGAACTTATTGTACGGGTTAAGACTAGCCACGTTCTTATGCCCTGATACAGATTGAATTGCAAGATGGTCAACCCCACCTTCAATCATCTCCACAATAGCAGTCTTCCTCAGGTCACCTACCTGCAGCTCGTCAGGTAGCCCAGCAGTAGCCTTAACTTCTCTGAGCAGTGCTGTCATCTGAGAAACAGTTAGCGGCCTGTAGGCGCTGTCCTGTGGCCTGTGGTGAGGTACTACATAGTCTTGGAAGTCCCAGTCCTCACGCTGCTGCTGTAGCATCTGCATCAGGTTGTCAGGCACAGGTAGCTCAACGGTAGCACCACGCTTGGACTGTGTGATGGTCACCACATCACCATCTATGTCAGTCCACTTGAGATTGCGTATGTCTACTGGACGTTGCCCCCACTCGTAGCACATC